CCAGCGCGCACGGCGGCAGCCGGCGCGGCGGTTTCTGCGGCCAGCAAAGCGCCGGCGGCGCGTGCAGCGGCGTGCCGATCGGCCACGTCCGGCCGCATGCCGCTGCGCATGCTGCGCCAGCGATCGAGACTGCTGGCCACGTCGAGCAGGTTGTCGGCATCCAAAGCAAGCCGGCCGGACTGAATGGCACGGCAAACGGTCGATTTATGGATGCCAAGCAAGCGGGCGAACCCCGCTGCATTCACTCGCTCCACTCTTTTTTCCTTTCAAGACAAAAAAAGAAGGGAATCGCGCGCGCGAGCGAACGCAGCGAACGCATCTGCGAACGCATGCGGATCCGCGCAAACCCGCATGAATAGGGCGAGCGAACGCAACGAACGCAACGAACGCATACGTTTACGTGTACGCGTGAGGCGCGAGTGCGCACACTGCCGCGCGTGGCACGCACGGCGCTACGTGCACGGGTGCACGCGTTAACGCGTTCGTTGTGTACTATCGTAGGCAAATCAATGACTTGATGCGTTCGCACGATGCGTTCGTTGCGTTCGCTCTGTTCGCTTTTTGCCAAAGAGCGCATCATTCGGTGCCCCCGAGCGCCGCGCGGAAGGCGAAAATCCCGTCCGTCACCCACTGCGCCGCGTTCTGGTCCGGCCGGCGGCGGTAGTCGGCGCCAGCGGACGCCAGGCCCTGCAGCACATCGTCCGGCGGCAGCACGACGCGCACCCGCTTGCGGGCGCCACCGTAATGCGCGGTCTCGAAAACATCCTTGAGCCCGATCTCCCAGCCCGTCTTCTTGCCGATGAACCCGGACAGATGCACGTGTGATCGAGCCTTCTCGCCGCGCGCGCCGCAGTAGCGCATGTACGCTGCGTAAACCTGCGCCGAAGAGGCCGGGCAAACCGGAAACTCCAGCTCGCCGCGGCACCAGTCCCTGAAAAACCGCTCGATGCTTCCGGCACTCAGCTCCTGCACATCGGCCTTGGCCGCGGTGAGCGGCGGCTTCGTGTGCTCGTTGAAATCGCCCAAATCAAGGTGCAGAAGGTACCAGTGCAGCGCCTCGCGCCCGCCGGCGTCCAGCTCCGCGCGAATCTCGCGGTAGAAGTCGCCCGAGAGGCTTTCCGGAGTCCAGACGACGCAGTAGCGCCGATCGCCCGACTCGATGACCGCCGGCATGTGCTCGTTGGAGAGAAACACCATGTTGAGGTGGTTCTTCTCGTGATACGCCTGGACCTGTTTGGGGTTGATCCGAATCCACTCTCCGGTAATCAGGCCCTTGAGCTTGTTCTTGATGTGCCACAGGTCGCTCCTGGCCACCACCTCGTCGGCCAGCAGCAAAAGCGCCTTGCTCGCGAAATCGTTGAACTTGTCCTCGATCGCCGCTTGGTCGATGACGCGGCCGTAGCGGCCATAAATCGCCATGTAGGTTTCGAAAAACAGATTCTTGCCAGCGCCCTGAGGTCCGTGAAAGATCAGCGTCGAGCGCATCTTCGCGCCCGGATGCTGGATCGGGTACGCCAGCCACCGCAGCACCCACTGATAAGTGCGCTCGACATCCGAATCGAGGCTGCACAGGTAGCGCAGCAGCTCGAGCAGACGATCGCAGCAGCCCTGCTTCGGCACCGTCGGCCAGCCGGCCCACAGATTGCACACAATCTCCGAATCGCGCTCTGTCGGGTCAAAGCCGACCTCCTCCATTCGCGCGACCAGCATCTTGTTTCGCTTCCACTCGCGCCAGGCGTGGTCGGGCAGCAGATCGAGCACGTTGCTCTTGGCCACCAGGCAATGCTCCTGGTGGTCGAACATCGTATCTTTCGCCCCGTAGATCAGCGCCCAGCGACCAAGAGCCTCCTCCAGCGTGATGTTGCCTCGCAGCGGCTCGCGCGCAGCCCCGCCCCCACCGACTGGCGCCACCACCCGCGTGGCTGCCTTCGCCGGAGAATCCCACCCAAGCGCCGACAGAGAGGCTCGAATCTGCGAGCGCACATCATGCATGCCGCCGTGCGGGTGCAGCATCAAGTCGTTGAAGTCCGTCGCCCCCTTCTTCTTCAGCGATCGCTCGCCCTCGAATCGCGGCACGACCACGGCTGCCGCCTCGCCCATCGTCATCGCCGCCAGGTCAGCGCACCGCCGACCCGCGTTGTGCTTGCGGTGCGGCTCGCCGCAGACGATGCAGTCGTCGGTCGTCACCTCCGTGTACGCCTTGCACGCCGCGCAGGTCTGCAGGTAGTCGTCATCCGCGCAGATCAGCAGCCGAAGCCCCCGCCAGCCAGCGACCAGTGCCTTGCAAACCGGCAGCAAATTGTTCGCATCGAACGCCACCACCACCGGCAGCCCCGTCGCCTCGTGCAGCGTCGCACCGGTGGCAAAGCCCTCGCAGACCAGCACCGTCGAGCCCGAGCAAATCGCCCCGATCGGGAAAAAGTGCCCAAGCTTCGCCAGGCCGGCCGGCCGGAAATCCTTGTCACGCTCCTTCCGCCGGATGACTTCCGGATCGTGATAGATCAGTTGCAGCCCCCAGGTCCGGCCGGCCGCATCCTGGATCGGCACCACCAGATTTCCCAGCGGCGACAGCCGGGCCCCGAACAGCCGACCAGGCGGCAGCCCCTTCCGGTTGAGATACGCATTCTCGCCAGCCGGCGCACACTTCGCCCAGCTCGCCGCCGCATACCGAGCCGCCCGCTCGTGCTTGGCCTGCTCCTGCCGCAGCGCTTCCTTCCTCGAAGCCTCCTGCTGTGCCCGAATCGCCGCCATCTGCTGAGGGTCCAGCCTCTTCCGGTCCCGGGCCGGCAGCTCAACCTTCCGCGTCCCGTAGTCAGCCCCAGAGCAAACCCCGAACGACCCAACCACCAACGCCCCATCATCAACCGG